CTGAATTCAGCCGCAAGCGCGCACGTGTGACAGCTATCACAGAAGTATTGACCGCTTCTTCCGTCGCTCAACATGAATCCTACGTCCAATCCCCGGCAGTAACGGGGAAGAAGTGGAAACACAGCGGCGGGAAGAAGAATCAGTCAAGAGAAAGTCATGTGCAGCTGGACGGAACTATCATCCCTTTGGATGAAGAATTTGAGATACCAGGCAGCGGAGAGCGGTGCATGTTTCCGAGAGATACACAGCTCACGCCAAAAGAGCGAGTGAACTGTCATTGTGCGGTGGGTCCTGTAGTTGATCCTGTTATTCTTGGTTTGTCAGCTGAGGAAAAAGAAGAGATTAGAAGAAGAGTCTTACAAAACATGGAATGAAATAGTATAATATCCTCATTACTTTGAGAATGAGGGGAAATTATGAATGTTTATGAATTTATATCTTCTATGTTTAATGGATTTATAACTATTTTTACAGCAATGATATGGCCAATCGCTATTATTATTGTAGTGGTTATGCTGAAAACACCTATTACTGATCTTATTAAAAACATAGCAAAGATAAAGTACAAAGATCTTGAATTTTTAATAAGTGAAAAAGTTGATGTTCTAGATGAAAATATAAATAATGCGGTTGCTACTTCAGGACAGTCTGTTGAATTAAAAGATTTGAGGGAGGAGTTTTCTAACTATACTATAGAACAGCTCAATAAAGAATTAGATAAAAAGATTCTAGATTTATACAGTGTTTCAATAGATCCTAGAAGAGATCTTTCTATGAATGATCCTTCCCATCAACTCGATCCTCAAAATGCACCAATTTATACAACAAGTTATTTACTTATTAAAAATATTATTACAGCTGAATTGAGCGAGGCTATTCGTGACTGGAAGGAATTGTTTAATAACATTGACATAAGAAAAGTCGATAAAAATACCAGGGAAAAATATAAAGAAAATGCTGCTAAAATAATTACAGTACTAGATAAAAAAGTAAAAGAATTTCAAGCTGAGGCCTCTTCTTCATAATGAGGCCTTCTTTCTTTTGAAAGGAGGTGAATGAATTGCCACGTGAATTGATAAATGCAAAAATCACACACGTTTCATACGTGGACAAGGCTGCTAATCAAAAGCAGTTCTTTTTTATGAAATCAGAAAAAGAAAATGACTTTGAGAAAGAAATCAAGGTCATTGCCAAAGCTGATGATGCGCAGCGGCTTGTGTACGGTATTGTATATGAGCCTCATGTGGAAGATGCGCATGGAGATTACATGACACCAGAAGAGATCGAAAAAGCCGCTCATGGGTTCCTGAAGGATGCACGTGAGATAGACAAGCAGCATGATTTCCAAGGCGGTGTCGGAGAAGTCGTTGAATCTTATATCGCTCCTTCCGACTTTGAAATGGGCGATGAAGTAATCAAGAAAGGATCGTGGGTCCTTGTGACAAAAGCATCAGATGAAATCTGGGAACAGATTCAACGGAGAAGTCGTTGAATCTTATATCGCTCCTTCCGACTTTGAAAGGGGCGATGAAGTAATCAAGAAAGGATCGTGGGTCCTTGTGACAAAAGCATCTGATGAAATCTGGGAACAGATTCAAAAGGGTGAGATCACCGGATATTCAATGGCCGGAACAGCAGATATAGGGAAACAAGAGGATCACAAGCCAGCTTCTGATGAGAAGGGGCTTTTTTCTTTGCTCAAAAACTTCTTTTCTAAAGGAGAAGTGAAGAACCGATATGACAAAGGCCGCATGCGTCGTGAGTTTTGGGCCGCACAAGATGCACTAAATTCCGTTTTGTATAAATGGGATTCTTACGACGATGAAGACTTGGAGACTGATCCTGAAAAGGTGAGGGCTGCACTGGAAGACTTTGTGGAAATCACACAAGAGATTCTACTTACTGATGACTTGGCTGGGATCCAAACTGATCCAGCTGAAGAAGTCGTAAAAGCTGGTAGGAAGTTTTCTGCTGCTAACCTAAATGAGCTAAAAAGTGCAAGAGCCGCTATCGACAATCTATTGAGTCAAGCGGAAGAGAAGAAGGAGGAAGAAGACGTGAACAAAGAAGATCTGCAAAAGATGCTAGATGAAACAATTGCACCAGTCGTAAAACGTCTGGATGACCTTGAGAAGGGAGAAGGCGAAGGTCAGACTGATCCGCAAGAAAAACAAATTGATGAAGAGGTCGCAAAAGAAATGGCCGCAGCTGTAGAAAAGGCATTGGCTCCAGTTGTTGATAGAGTCGAAGCGCTTGAAAAAGCACGTCCGCAAGGTAAGGGAGTAGGAGATCAACAACAACAAGACTTACAAAAATCTGAAACGGTATGGGGCGGCTTGCTTTAAGCCGAGAAAAAGGAGGAACTAACGTGAGAAATCAAGAGGTAATTAACAAAGCGGAAGTGACGCTTGGGACGTTAAAAACAGGCGGTCTAATGAATCCAACCCAATCTAGCACATTTATTCGTATGGTGCAAAATGCACCAACATTGCTGCAAGATGCACGTGTCATTCCGATGGATGGCGATGCACAAAAAATCGAAAAAATCGGTTTTGGTCAGCGGATTCTTCGTCCTGGTGTGGAAGGAAAAGCAGTTCCAGCAAGTGATCGAGTTGCACCAACAACAAGCACTGTGGAGCTTAATGCAAAAGAAGTCATCGCAGAAGTGAATATTACTTATGACACACTTGAAAACAACATCGAGGGCGATGCTTTGCAAAACACCATCATGCAAATGCTTGCTGAACGAGCTGCAGTAGATATTGAAGAATTGATCTTAAATGGTGATACATCGTCATCTGATACTTACCTTGCGCAGCTTGATGGTATCCGCAAGCAAGCGACATCTCATATCGTAGATGTTGCTGGTGAACCACTTACACGCCAAGTATTCAAACAAGGATACAAAGCTGTTCCACCAAAATATTTGCGAGTCCCACAAGAGTTCCGTTTCTATTCTTCCCCAGGGCAAGAGGTCGAATGGAAAGACAAAGTAGCGGATCGTCAAACAAATTTAGGAGATGCAGCAGTACAAGGTGGGCTTTCTTCTGCATTCGGTGTTCCAGTCAAAGGAATTGCAAATATGCAACCGTATGATGCGGACGGCACAGATGTTTCAGATATTTTATTGACTCATCCAAAAAACATCATCTTGGGCTTCTCTCGTAATATCCGTATTGAGGTTGATAAAGACATCCGTAATCGTAAGTTCATTATCGTCCTTACTGCGAAGCTCGACAGCAAATTTGAGGAAGAAGATGCTGTTGCTAAGATCATCAAGGTCAAGGAGTGATCAATATGTATACAGCGGTTTTGATCAAAGGAAAGACATACTCTGTAATGGGTCATGTCTTTCTTTTAAATCAGGAGAAAGAGATTGAGAAAAAGGTATTTCAATATCTCAATGGTAATGAGTTCTTTGATTGTAAGCAGCTTGATGTTCCTGATGATGATAAGCCTGTGAAAGATGAAGAACCAAAAGAGACTGAAGAAGAACCGGCACAAGAAACAAAAACCTACACTGAATCAGAACTGAAGGGCATGAACAAAACTGAACAAGAAGCCATTGTTATTGATCTTGGCGGCGATCCGTCTCAACTCAAAGATAAGAGTGAGAGAATTGCCTTCATCCTCGAGCATCAAGAAAAAGCAGGAGAGTAAGGCTGATGCTGATCTCTCCTGAAGATGTTAGGGCGTATACCGTATTCGAGAGCGTGAAAAACCGCTCGGATGAACTATTGGAAAGTGACATCATTGAGGCTGAAGCTGAGGTATTTCAGATCGTAGGTCACGATTTCTCAAGCGAAAAATATCAGCCGCTTCCTGAAAAGGCGAAGATCGCATTGATTAAAATGGCGCAGTTCTTCGCACTGATCAACGGGGATGAATCAATCATAAAGGGTTATAAATCTGAAAAGATTGGTGACTACTCTTATACACTGGCAGACGGAAACGCCGTTACAAAGCCAGATGTGTATAACCTGTTGATAGATTTCATTGAGCCAATTGATCCACCGGAAGATCCGGCAAGTGTAAGAATGAGGTTGAGATCGCTATGAGCTATCAATCGTTATTAACGGATCGATGCGATATATATCACTTGCAAACAGAGCAGCTGTCAAAAGATCGCTATGGAATACCTGTCCAAGATGCGCAGCCGCTCTTTTCATATCCTGATGAGCCTGATCAAGTTGCGCAGCCATGTTATTTTACGGAGAAAAACCAATCCATCACACAGCAGGAGCCAAACGCAACCATTCATCAATCGTACCTTGTTCATTTTCCTATTACCGCTGATGTCCGAGTAAATGACAAAGTGGTATGGGAAGGCGTGACATTGAAACTCCAAAAGCCCAGACAGATCAAAAATCACCACATTGAGGTGGTAGCGATGAGGAGTGAAAGCCTTTGAGGATTGATGGTTTAGATCAGTTTATTGAGGACTTGAATGCTGCGGTGAATGGCGGCTTGCAAGCAGAATATGAAGAATGGCTTGAAGGAATGGGCTATGAGTTCCTAGATATTGTTCAGGATGAGGTCATTCGTACAAAAACAGTAGATGCTCGGCGTTTGCTTAACTCATTCCAAAAAGGAGACCAAGAAAACGTCTTTTCGATGAGCAGTGGCGGTCTCACCCTAGATGTAGGGACCAACTTGGAATATGCATCTTACACAAACGATGGACACTTTACGATTGATCCTAGTAAAAATCAGGACAGACGATGGGTTCCTGGCAGATGGGTTGGTGATCGTTTTGAATACGATCCAAACGCTGAAACAGGAATGCTTCTAAAGTTCCAGTGGGTTGAGGGCAGCGGCTATTGGGATAATGCGTTGGCCATCTTTGGACAGATGTTTGAACAATCATTGGACCGCAAGCTGCAGCAATGGATCGATGAACAATTTGGGCGGTGATTAAATGAATCAAGAAGTCGGCGCCATCATGAATTATTGTTACAAGCAGTTTTCGGTGAAGGTTTACGAAAATGAAATTCCTGAACAATTTCAGATTCCTTCAATGTACTTTCCTGCAGCATGGACAAACACTAAAAACGATACTGTTTCAACGTTCCTCAAAACATACACGCTGCATATAAAAGTGTTTCACAAGGACTCTGGACAGGCTCATGATGCAGCGGAGTCGATAGTAGATGCCTTATCAGCGGATCGGAATATCATTCAGATGGTCAGTGAAGAAGGTGAACCGCTTGATGATTATGTCCGCATTAAGAGAGCGGAAACTAGGAGTGGTGATCAAGGTGTGGCAACGATTGTCCTCACATGGGATAGTGCCTATTGGTACAACCGAGACGAGCAACCAAGCCTAGACGACATAAATTTTTCAGATGGGGTGATAAAAAGTGGCCAAGAATAAAAGCGAGCCGGTGAAAGAAGAAAAAGCTGCACCGGTTATTCCTAAAGAAGCAGCATTTTCATTTGAAGCCTTGAAAGAGCACAGCAAGGAATTGTTTGGCGTAAAGCCTGAAATCCTTGAGGGTGCTCTTTTTTATATCAAAGATCAACCAATTACAAAAACAGAAGCAAAGAAGCAGATTGATGCTTTTTTGTCTAAGGAGGTTTAAGCATGAATGGAGGTACTTTTACACCAGGTACAGAGAAAAAGCGTCCTGGTATCTACTTCAATTTCAAAACCACAGCACAGCAGCGTATCACGTTAGGTGATCGCGGCACCGTTGCACTCCCAATCACTATGAGTTGGGGAGAGCCTAAGACGTTCATCTCTATCTCAGGCATCGAGGACTTAAATAAAAAAGTCGGATTAAACATCGATGACAAGTCGCTTCTTCTTTTCCGAGAAGCGAAGAAAAAAGCACAGACGGTTCTTTTATATCGCTTGAATGAGGGTGAACCTGCAAAGGCTCAGATCAGCGAGAATTTCAACATTCTTGCTAATTATGGTGGACAGAAAGGGAATGAGGTCACGATCCAAGTCACTGAAAACGTATTGGATAGCTCCAAGCGTGATGTGGTGACTTACGTTGGTACAGACATTGTTGATAAGCAGGTTGTCACTGATGTCAAAGAGCTGAAGCAGAACAAATATGTTTCGTTCTCTGGTGAAGGTGAAGTGACAATCACCGCTGGTGTCACACTAAGCGGTGGGAAAAATGGTGTTCCAAGCGTGGCAGATTACACAGCATTCCTGGAAGCAGCTGAAACAGAATACTTTGACGTGATCGCGCTGCCTAATAACACTAGCGAGCAGTTAAAAGCGACATTTGTGGCTTTCATCAAGCGGCTGCGTGATGATCAAGGGCGTAAGGTGCAAGGAGTTTTGGCAAACTATCCGGCTGATCATGAAGGAATTATCAATGTCACAAGCGGTGTGTTGCTAGAAGACGGCACAGAGATCACACCAGCCAAAGCAACTGCATGGGTGGCCGGTGCATCTGCAGGAGCAAACTTCAATCAGTCGTTAACCTTTGTTGAATATGAAGGGGCTGTTGATACGTTAGAGCGTCTTGATAATGATCAAGTGGAATATCGCTTGTCACAAGGCGAATTCTTGTTCACGTTTGATGCGAGAGATCGCACAGTGAGCGTTGAGAAGGACATTAACTCCTTAACGACTTATACAACCGAGAAGAACAAGACATTCGCTAAAAACAAGATCATTCGTGTGCTCGATGCGATCAACAATGATCTCACACGTGAATTGAAGGATTTAATTAAATTACGCAAAGCAAATGGCAATGACATTCCGGCATCTGATGACGGATTGCAGCTGGTGAAAACACTCATCACACAATATCTCACGCAGCTCCAAGATGGATCTGGAATCACTGGCTTTGACTCTGAAACAGATATTACGATCAGCTTGAATGAAGATCGTGACGGTTTCTTAATTGATCTAGCTGTTCAACCAGTTGATGCAGCTGAAAAATTCTATTTCAATGTAGAGGTGAAATAAGATGGCTTTTAAAGCGCAGAATACCATTTCAGGTAAAGAAGGACGCTTATTTCTCGATGGCGAGGAATTGGCATTTATCAAAACCTTTGAAGCAAACGTGGAGAAAAACAAATCAGAAGTTAACGTTATGGGCCGTCGTATGACCGGTCACAAGACAACCGGTGCGAATGGTACTGGCACAGCGACTTTCTATAAAGTCACATCACGTTTCGTTCAGCTCATGCTCAACTATGTGAAGAAAGGGGAAGACCCATACTTCACTATTCAAGCTGTTCTGGATGACAAATCATCCGCTCGTGGCACTGAGCGTGTCACATTGTTTGATGTGAACTTTGATTCTGCAAAGATCGCGGGGCTTGATGTGGATTCAGAAGCACTTGAAGAAGAGGTTCCTTTCACGTTTGAGGACTTTGATCTTCCTGAGAAGTTGAAGGATTCTTTCTAAGAATTGTGGAGGAAATTAGCTAATTAATTAGCTAAATAAAAACCGAATATGCTATAATGAAAAGAGAATGCTCAGAGCATTCCCAAAGCATTCCCGGTATACAAAATTATGTTTACATGCAAAGCGATTTGCATACAATAAAAAGAAGCCAGGATGCGTCAACATCCCGGCAATGTACAATGAGGCCCTTCAAGGGGCTGGCTTATCAATTAGATAGTTTTAAGGATAGACTTTCCCTTCAACCGTCCAAAGCTCAAGGGGAGTCTATTTTTTGTTTATATACGTCAACAAAGCAAGGATAAACATCCCGAATAAAAGCATTAGGGAAATCGCTTGGAACGTTGACATGAGCATCACCCCCTTCCTATCGGGGATGAGCCAGACACCCTTGAGAAAG